GGTGTGACCAGCCCTGCTTGAATACCAAGTCATCTGCTGCCATCAGGATGTAAGGCTCTTTGGTTTCTTTTACTGCTGTGTTGATTGCCCCTGCATAAGATGCAGCTCTTTTGTTTATGACTTTATTGGTGCCAATGGCTTCAATAGCCTCAGCGGTAGCTGTGTCATGTTCCTCGATGATGAAGTAAGGCACTGCCTCTGGTGCTGTGTCTTTGAGGTTGGCAACTATCTCGGCAACTCTGTGGGGTCTGTTTAGTGTTGGTATTAGGACTGCAATCATGCTAAAACTCTATCCCAAAACTTAGCCTTTGACCCGATAACAAGCTCTAACAACACTTGTGGCTCACGCCAATTAGTGACAGAAGTAATGCCAGCCAGCTCGTTAGTGTGTACCTGGCAATCTGACAGGACTGCCTCGATGACAGCCCTCGGCTCGGCATCAAAGCCGTTGGGCAAGAATACAAAGTGACTGGCCCTGCTCATGGTTTCTAGCACCTCGGCCCTTGGCTTGTCGGTCATCATCACTAAGGGCAAGCCTTGTTGATCTGCCCAAACCTGAGCCTCAACTGGCCCCTTCTGGGGGTGCATCCTTGCAGCCCACAAAGCAAAGGACTCTTTTGGCTTTTGAGTTATCTCTGTGATGTCTAGGGGTGCAGTGACCCAGGTGCTTGACTTAGGTGTTGTCCACTCAAGCTCTAGCTCTAGGTGTCTAGGTGTCCGGCAGATAAGGGTTGAGGCAGAGCTAAGTAGTTGTTGTCTTTCCTCAGTTCTTGTTTGCAAGTGATGGACAGCAACAACTGGCTTTCGCCTAGCAAGCTGTGTCATTGCAAAAGGGCTTAGTAGGTCTGTGCCAGTTATGACTATCTTGTCAAACTCTAGGGCTTGCTTCCAGTTGTCTGGAGTGATAATTGTGTAATCAGTAGGGGCATCGGTTAGCAGGGTTTGGTCGGTCATCTCTGCCCCACCGATTAGCTTGCCGTCTGAGTCTGGTAGGTGGTGAGATAACCAGGCAATCACTTGAGTAGTTTCTTTAGCACAGGCATCCAGTTCTCTTGCCAGACCTTCTCATGGTCAAACTTTTGAGCAAACTCAACAGCCTTAGCTGACTTGACCTTGCCCTTGGCATAGGCCTGTTCTAGTGCTTCTACTATCTCTGGCACCGAAGGGATTGTCCAGAATGAGTGCTGTGCTGGATCGTAGAGTGGCTGACCATTGACTGCCCAACCATCTCCGACTAGCTCAGGTGAGGCAGCAAACTTGCTAACAATAACAGGCACACCACAGGCTTGAGCCTCGACTGTTGGAATGCCAAAGCCCTCGCCATAGCTGGTAGCAAGCATCACATCCCAACTTGAGTAGATCCCTGCAAGGGTAGATTGTGGCATTCCATAGCGATAAGCAAGTGGGTCAGGGAAGGTCATGTTGTCAACTGGGATACCTAGCAACTGACCTAATGCCATAAGGTTCCAGCCATGAGGTGAGCTGGCATCTGCATGGATGTAAAGCATTGCATCTGGGTGCTTTCGGGCAAACATTGCAAAGGCCATCATGTTCTCTGAATAGGCTTTGCGGTGCAAGATACCTGATGCCTTGTTAGCGGCATTCATACCAACTACAAAGCGGCCATTTTCAAAACCCATGTATTTGTCAACTGGCAAACCGTCAATCTTGTCTGTGAACTTGAATACTTTGGTGTCAATGCTGTGTGGGATGTAGTGCCCCTCAACACCTGCTTTGTTTATCTGCTCTAGGCCAAACTTGCTCATGGCAAGCGGTGTCACATTTTCCTTTTGTAGCCACTTCAATACACCTGGTGGGATTGGGTTATGGTCAACAGGTGTCCAGCTCGCAATGGGGATAGTGTCAAAGCCCTTAGCGTTTAGAACCCAAACATCGTAAAGGGTAATCATCAAGTCAGGCTGGTCAGCGTTCAGGGCTTTCCAATGCTTGTGATGAGCTGGGGTCACATCGTTTGAGTAGGCTTCTGAGCCTCTGGCATAGATTGGAATCTCGCCGTACTCGGTGTGGTAGATCGTGTTGATGCCTTCGTGTCCATAGTTAGACAGAGATGCAACATTTGCACCATCACGCTTTAGCAGTTTGACTAGGGCATCGGTAGCTTGGCCGTATCCGGTTGGCTGTCCTGGCGAGTTGCTAAAAACAGATACGGTGCCCTTTAGTTTTCTTTTGGTCTTGCTCATCTAGGTTTCTCCCTTTGTTGCCACAATCCTAGCAAAAGACAAGCCCCAAGCGAACCTACACGCTTGGGGCTTGTCAGCTTATTTAGCTACGGATTACTTGCCCTGGTAGAAACCAATGTGGCTAGAAATCGTCAATCCGCCGTCAACACGCATCAGACCTCTGTAAGTCACAGTGTCTGTGTTGAATGCGTAGTCAGCAGACTGGTCAACGCGAACTCCGCCAGCTACACGAACCTTGAATGATGGTAGGTGTCCGAACAATACTGACTTAGCAGCAGTTCCAACAGCAGCAACATTTGGGTTCTCGTACACTGGGTAGCCAAGCAAGGTTGCTGGCTGTCCAACAACTGCGTTGTCGGTCCAGATGTAAGCACCTGACTCATCCTTTAGCTTACGAGCTGCAGCGATACCGGTCTTGCTCATCTGGAAGCCCAGTCCTGGAAGGACACGAGCACCATCAGCGATTCCGTAAACAAGGTCAATCAAGTCCTCGTATGAAGCAGCAAAGTTCGTAGCGGTTCCACGAACTACTGATCCAGCAGCAGCGGATAGCTTTGTGGTTAAAACATCGTTGACCTTTAGACCAAGTGAAGTTCCAAGCTGCTGTGCAATGTAGTTTGTAATGTTGAACCCTGCATCGCTTACTAGTTCTTGTGCGATTTGGCACAAAGCTCCGTATTTCTCAGCTCCTAGTGTGATTGAAGCAAAGGTTGGGTTGCTTTCAGAGATAGCTGAACCTGCTGCTACTGAACCAGATGTAGAGGTTGCAGTCACAGTTGGGATAACTAGGTTCTCACCAGAGGCTGTGTTGAATACCTCAGACACAGTTAGCATTGGGCCAACTAGCTGAGCGATTGCAAACACCTGGTCGTAGAAGCTCTGGCCAACAGTGTTTGAGGTTGGAACTAGAGTACGAGCCTCGCGGCCAAACTCGTGTCCACGAATCTCACCCATAGCGATTGAGCGAAGGATGTCAGCGTCAGTGTTAGCTGATGCTGAGGTTGATGGTGCGAAGGAAGCGGCTGCCTCTGCTGCACGAGCCTCACGCTCAGAGATTGAGCGAGCGGTTGAGATAGCTGTGTCGGCTGAGTCAATGTCAGCCTCGATACGAGCAATCTTTGTGTTTTCTTCTGCGGATAGTCCACGCTTTTCAGCCTCTGCGAAGTCTAGGACTTCTCTCGCCTGAGCGATGAGGTTGTTGCGAGCATCTATCTGTGACTTGATAAAGTCTGACATGATTCTCCTGTTAGTTAGTTGATTAGGGTTTCCTGCGGTGCTGACACTCAACAGACACAGCGGTGCTTACACTCAACTGCTACTCACAAGTTTATAGGCAGAAAAAAACCCCAGCTCAGGAAGGGGGCCGAGCTGGGGTAAAGAAACTAGTTAGCGAGTTTCTTTTGCGTCAACAACCCTAACTTCTTTGGCTGGATTGTTTGCGTTTGTGTTGTCTAGCTCCCAGACTGCCTGAGCAAAGTCATCAGCTAGATCTCTAATGATACCTGTTGATGGGTTGCCGGCTGCCTTTAGTAGGGCTGCTTTGATTTCATCTTTGGTTGCCATGTTTAGATCCTTTTCAGTAGTAGGTCAAATTGCTTTTTCTTTAGGTCCAGCAAGTCAAGGCCGTTGTCAATAACTTCCTCAACCCCTGGATTGGCTTTTAGCTTGTTGACTACCTCGGTAATCAAGGTTGCGTTTGCCTCGTCTAGTTCCTCACCGGACTCTAGCCTTAGCAGAGCATCGGCAAGCTGGTCAGGGTTGATGGTTGGCTGTGAGCGAACTGTTGCAGTTGTAGAACTGTAGGCCGGAAACGACACAATACTTGTTTCGAACAATCTGACTGATTCCAAAGTTCTTGTCTGCCCATCTCTTGACCATGAATCTCTGATTACATTGAAACCGAAGCTCATTGAATCTATAACTTTAGTCCTCAAAAGCTCGGCAACATCTCGGCCTCTTGTAGTGTTTGGTAGCTGAGCGGTGACCTTTAGACCAATCTCATCCTCAACAAGTTGCATGGTGCCACCTCGTAGGGAAGCCAGTGGCTCACCTGCGTCATGGTTCCAGAGTAGCTTTACTTCATTGCGAGATTGTAGGGAACGCTTGAAAGCACCTGGAGCAACATACTCGATGAACCCACCTAGATCCTCGGATGGGGAATTGAATACAGAAGCATAGCCAGTAAAGGTCATGCCATCGCCCTCAGCTCTTACTTCAAAGCTGGTCGTGTTGACTCTAATCTCTGGCTCTTTTGATTCGGGCTGTGGGCCGTCAATCTTTAGGGCAATGGCTCTCGCCACATCTAGCCACTTGTTTTTACTGTCCATGCTGTTAGTTTCCTCTGCTCTGATTCTAGCAACAACTGAATCAGCGTAGTCCTTGGTGCGTTGTGCGGCTCTCTTAGATGGTCCTGATCCCCAAAGCAAGTGAGCGACTACACCTGCGGAAGGGTAGCCCTCTGAGTCTGGGTCTGCATCTGGGGCATCTAGGTCTGGTAGGTGTCGAGCAATCCAAGCTGCAATCCTGACCCACTTGTCATCGCTGACTGTGCCCTCTGCCATCGCTCTGGCTTCTCTGATTGTCTTAGGGGTCACACCATCACCGGCAAGACCTTCCTCGTAAAACTCAAGTCCACGCCGAGCTGCTGCCCTCATGTAGGCAGGTGCCTCTTGGTTTATTGCTCGTTCCTCATCGTTTGATTCCCAAGCATTGCAGTAGTAGCCACCATCAACAAATTCATCCCAACGCTCACACCAAGCCTTGTCGCCTTCCTCGTTGACTCTTGACTCGTCAAAAAAGAAACAGTTGCCACAAGCTCTGCCCTCTGGGACATCCTCGGCTAGGGCTGGTCGGTAGTTGTCTGGTAGATCTCTTAGCTCGCCACCAGGCTCAAGTTCCTCAGCTAGGGATAATGCAATCATCTGGTCAATGGCTGACTGCTTAGAGTCTTGGCAAGATACGACTGAGCCATCCTCTTTGACTACTGCCCAGTCAGGGCAATCGGTGTTGTCTGAGATGAAGTAGGGCATTAGGCAAGCCTCGCATTTACTGTTATGGTCCCACCGAGTGCAACAGCGGTGCCGTTGATTGTTATACCGCCAGCCGTTAGATCAAGGCTAACTGTTTGAGTTTCTGAGTTGTAAAGAACTGGGGATGTTGCTGCAACTACTCCCGATGGTCCGGTGGCACCTGTAGCACCAGTGGCTCCGGTTGCTCCTGCTGGTCCGGTTGCTCCTGTCGGGCCAGTTGGTCCTGTTGGGCCTTCGGGTCCAGTCGGTCCTGTTGCCCCTGTTGCACCTGCTGGTCCTGTATCTCCGGTATCACCCTTTGGACCTTGTGCCCCAGTAGCACCAGTAGCCCCAGCCGGACCAGTATCGCCAGCCGGTCCAGTCGCTCCGGTAGCACCTTGAGGCCCAGCCTCACCAGTGTCACCTTTAGCCCCAGCAGGGCCAGTTGCACCAGCCGGTCCAGTAGAGCCAGTTGGTCCGGTATCACCTGTATCGCCCTTGGGTCCAGTAGATCCTGCTGGTCCTGTTTCACCTGTGTCACCCTTTGCACCTTGAGGTCCAGTAGGTCCAGTTGCTCCAGTAGCACCTGTGGCACCAGTATCGCCTTTGTCGCCTTTAGGCAAAACAAAGCTTAGAGATTGTGATGGGGCAGTTCCGCTGACAGTGACAGCCGCTGCCGTTCCACTGCTAACAGTTCCCACAGATAAAACAGTTGGCTGGCCTAGCACAGTTTCATTTACCCAGATGCCCTGTGTCGAGTCCCACACAAGTGATTGACCATCGGTGGGGTCAGTTAGTTTGACATCACAAAGCTCATCTACATCCAAACCTAGCTGGACACTAACAAAAATCTCATTGTTGTTTGATTGCTTCCTTATGCAGTAGCCAACCCTTATGCGGTGATTAGGTGCATCTGGGGCAACATTGGTAAACCTGCCAGGTGTGGTAGCCGATAGATAAAGCGTGTCACCTTCGTTGATGTCAGTAAAAAGATTGTTTGGCAAGCCTCTAACTAAACCAAAGGTAGTAATAAAGCCCTTTGATCCACCATTGGTTGATTCAGTTGCAACACCAATAGTTGCTTTAGATGCTGTTGAAGTATTTGACTGTGCTAACTGGACAAGTTTGTTTCCACCACTAGCCCCAGAGATGTAGTAAACATAGCCCTCAGCAATGCCTGAGTTAGTTGCTGACTTTGCATAGACATACTGCTCCATTCCAATCTGCTGAGTGACATTGGCGTTCATGCCCAAGTCAAGAGTGCTGTCTGTGTTATTCCAGCCCAAGCGACCCTGCTGAATACTTGCTACAGCGTTAGTGTCAAACTGCACCCAAGCTGGCTCAGAGATGTATTCGACTCCGACAAGGTTGTTAGCGTAGGTCTGCTGGTAGATGTCAATACGAGCTGAGGCACTGCCACTTGTGGTTATGGTGGCAGAGGTCGGCGATGTCGTTGTT